GAATTGGAAAGTGGCAACCCATGCTCTTACTGATTTTTTTGCTCATCTTATTCACGGGATATTTCCGTTCATCAAAATCAAACATCACCAGCCAGTGATTATCAAGAATAAAAGTGAGGTAGAAGAACGCAGACACGGGCATTGGATAAAATTATGTGGGAATAAATTCTTTTATTTATATAAATGCTCAAATTGTTGTGAAGATGTTAAGACATCAAACATTGAGTGCTACAGATATTGTCACAGGTGCGGTGCAATAATGAAAGAGGTGAGCAAATGACACTGGACGAAGCAATCCAACACACTGAAGCAGTTGCCAACAGTGCGTGTGATGAGTGTGCGAATGAACACAGACAGCTTGCTGAATGGCTGAAAGAATTAAAAAATAGGCGCGAAATGGATGAGGTGAGCGAAGATGACTGAGGGCAAACATAAGTTAATAAGAGTTGAAAATTTAATGTATAAAGGGTGTGAGTCACATTGGAAGTGTGTTCATTGTGGTATATATGTACCATTCCATTGCTATAAGAAAGAAGTAATTGAAAATTCTTATTGTAAAGATGGATATATGGGAATTAAAGAGGTAAACAAAGATGAATGAACAAGACATTGATATTATTGAGCTTTTTATTGCTCACATTTGCCCCGATTGGTCTTTTCGAGTTGTAGGAAACAGAAAACACGGTTGGGTTGAAATATACAATGAGGACAATGTAAAAATCGCGGAGGTGGATTATGATGAATGAACTAAAACCGTGCCCGTTTTGTGGCTGTAAATTAGAAAAGCAAGAGTATTTCCCTTTGCGGTACAGATACAGGCACACGGAAAACGGTTGTTTTTTGCAAAAAATGTGTATTTATACCAAAGGCGAAATCAAAGCGTGGAACAGGAGAGTAGATGATGACACTTGAAAACCTTGTAACAGAAAGAAACACTTGGAGAAAAGCGGAACTCTTCATGACTGATGAAGAAGCAAAAGCAGACGGTTTTTATCTTATGTACGAAGATAAGCAAGGCAAAGTTTACGGCATCCGCAAAAATCTTTACAGTTGGGAAAAGATTGCTTTTGTGCCTTACGAAAAATATAAAAAATTATATGAGTTTATGGCAAAAAGCAGAATACAAAAAGCGAACTGCTCAAATTGCGAATACACAGGGAAAGCGGTTTTCCCTATTCTCAATAATAAACAAGAATTGCTCGGATTTGGAAATCAACTTGGATATAACGCTTACGGAATGCAAGTTGGCGGTGGCGTTGAAAAGTATCCATTATTGCGGTGTGAGCATGAGAAAAGAGAACACTCTTTAATATCTGAATTGGAAGCGCTTCCATGCAAATATTGGAAACAAAGGACTTGGGAAAGACCGAGCGTGTGCTGTGAATGTAAGTTTTTCTCTAATGGAAATTGTTTAGGTACAGGCTTTACAGGAATTAAAGTGGATAAAGATAGAACCGCTTGTATAAACGGAAGAAAAAAGGAAGAAAATCAAGAGCAAATAGAAATGGAGTTATAACAATGAAAGCAAACACAAATGAAATCAAAAATGCAAAAGTAACAGTAACAGGCTTTGTCTATGATGGTGTAGGCATCTTACCAAAAGCACAACGGCTTGAATGTATCATCACAAATGACCGTATCGGCAAAACACTGTCAATCAATGACGGCAAAAAGCAATTTACTATTCCGTTTGAAGCGGTAGAAAAATATTTGAGGTAAAAATGATTGAATTTAAAATAAATCACAAATTGCCGAGCCTGAACGATTATATAAATGCGTTAAAATCACCGCAGGGGCAGTATAAAGGCGCAAGAATGAAGCGAGAGATAGATAACATATGCGGTTGGTACATTCTGCCGAAAAAACGGCAAATAAAAACAATATGCGAAAAGCCTGTCGTGATATGGTATCATTGGCACGAGAAAACAAAAAGGCGCGACAAAGATAATGTTTACTCAGCTTCAAAGTACATTCTTGATAGTATGCAGGAATGCGGAGTGCTGAAAAACGACAACAACCGATATATAAAAGGAATATTCAATAGCATCGTTTATGACGGAACTGATGGTGTAGATGTTAAGATTTATTCCGTTTATGAATACGAACGATTTTTGAACGATTATTTTGAAATGATAAAGGAAATAGAAAAATGACGGAGCGGGAAAAGCAGGAAATATTACAAAGCATAGATTTAGACAGCATAGCAGAAAGCGTTAAAATGGCTTGTATCGGCAGTTTAAAGGTAATGGAAGAAATAATCCCTATAATAAAGAAAAATCTTGAAAATGGCGAAATAAACGATTATATAAAGCAAGAGTTAGCAAGACGAATTGTTGATGAATTGAATGATGAATTTTAAATTTGCATTTAATAAAGAAATATGATACAATAGAGGGGTAGAAACAATGAGGCTAATTGACGCTGAAAAACTTTGTGCAGAATTAGACACTTTTGGAATGGCAATGTGTGAATTTACAAATTCTGATATCATTGAAATAATTAGAGATGCACCTTCCGTAGATGTTGTTGAGGTAGAACACAATTCTGATTTAAAAAATGAAATTTTTTCAAAATTGCGATTATTATTTATAAAAAGAATGACGGAAGACAGCGAAACTACGGACAGGCGAAAAAAAGAATACAATCAAGCGATATTCGGATATAACGAAGATGGAAGCACATATCAATGTTTTAATGGAACGGATATGCAAATGGTGTTAGATTGTTTCGATAATGCGGTAAAGGATTTAAAGAGGAATTTTAAATGAACAAAGACACAAAAATAATATGGAAAAGCATAGATGAACTTATTCCGTATGAACATAATGCAAAAGAACACGATGAAACGCAGATCAAAAATCTTGCAAAAAGCATTGAAAAATACGGCTGGCAAAATCCTGTCTTAATTGATAAAGATAATGTTATCATAGCAGGGCACGGCAGAGTTCTCGGAGCAAAGGAATTAGGGTTAACGGAAGCGCCTTGTATTTATGCCGATGATTTAACCGAGGAACAAGTCAGAGAGTACAGAATTTTAGATAACCGTCTTAATCAATCGGCGTGGCTTGATGATGAATTGTCTTTTGAGTTAGAAGAACTCGATTTGAGCGATTTTGATTTGGAATTTGAAGAAACAATTCCTTTTGATGAAAGCCTGCTTGATGGCTTGTTTACAGAAGCAGAGCAAAAAGAAAAAGAACCTAAAAAAATACAGTGTCCGCATTGCGGAGAATGGTTTGAAGTATGAAGATTTTTCTTGCAGGTCAAAATGGTATTCACGGAATAATCGGGGGGGCATTAAATGATAGTGTTTTTAGCGGGGGGGGGTATCAGGAAACTTAAAACCTGCTTGGCAAAAAACGGCTAAAAGAACTGATATCTCCCTAAAAGCATTTACAGAGGAATTGCAAAATGAAAATTTTTGGCAGGGGGGGAGTCGAGGCATTGGTTACACGAGGCTTCGCCCATAAAAGAAAATGAAAATATATCTTGCAGGTGTAGCACCGTGGAGAGACGGGGGGGCTACGACCCTATAATCAAAGAGCATCACCCTTATATTTTAGAGTCTTTTTACTACACCGATGATGACACGGAACGATTATTACCTTTATTTGGCGATTTTCTTCTTGATAGCGGAGCGTTTACATTTATGCAGAATAGCAAAACTCGGCTGAACTGGGAAGAATATATTGAGCGATACGCAGACTTTATAAACAGGAACAATATTAAAAATTTCTTCGAATTAGACATTGATAGTGTTGTCGGATATGACAAAGTGCTTGAGTATCGAAAAAGGCTTGAAAGGTTGACGAACAAACAAGTCATTCCTGTATGGCATACAAGCAGAGGAATTAAAGAATTTCAAAAAATGTGTGACGAATATCCGTATGTAGCAATAGGGGGAATTGTTTCAAAAGAAATTAAGTCCGAACAATACAAACTACTTCCTGCATTGATACAAGAAGCACACAAAAGAAAAGCAAAAATACACGGGCTTGGATTTACTTCGTTATCTTGGCTTCCGAAATGTCATTTTGATAGTGTTGATAGTACGGCGTGGACAACAGGAAATAGGTTCGGTTTCGTTTATCACTTTAACGGCAAGACAATGAAAAAGGTAGATTGCCCGAAAGGGAAACGATTAGCAGACAGCCGAAAGGTGGCATTAAATAATTATACAGAATGGATAAAATTTCAAAAATATGCTGAAAGGAATTTATAAATGAAAGCAATAGTTTTATTTAGTGGTGGGCTTGACAGTACAACCTGTCTTGCTATGGCTTTAAAAGAACACGGAAGTAAAAATGTAATTGCCTTATCATTAAGCTATGGGCAAAAACATATCAAGGAACAAGAAAGCGCAAGAAAGATTGCAGACTACTACGGCGTAGAATTGATAGAATATGATGTTAAAAGCGTTTTTAACGGCTCAAATTGCAGTCTTTTAGAGGGAAATGATAAAATTCCTGAAGGGGATTACAAATCGCAAATAGGCGTAAATAACAAGCCTGTATCAACCTATGTACCGTTTCGTAATGGTTTATTTTTGTCTATAGCGACAGCAATGGCGATTTCAAGAGGATGTAAAATAATCTATTACGGTATTCACAAGGACGATGCGACAGGTAACGCCTATCCTGATTGTTCGCACGAATTTAACGCTTATATGAAAAAAGCAATAAATATAGGAAGCGGTGAACAAGTAGATATTATTGCTCCGTTTGTTGATAAAAACAAGGCAGAAATAGTAAAAGTTGGCTTACAATTAAATGTTCCATATGAAATGACCTGGAGCTGTTATAATGGCGGTGAAAAGCCCTGCGGAAAATGTGGAACCTGTATAGACCGCTTGGAAGCGTTTAGATTAAATGGAAAGGAAGACCCACTATGCAAACAATAGAAAACACGCAAGGCATAAACAATATCAAAATGAAGCCTATCGCATTTACGAAGTGTGCGATAGGTCAAGACTGGTATAAAAATAGACTTGAAATTGACTTTGAGCCTAATGAGTGCTATCCTGATTATATTGAAGTCAATGATTTCATAATGAAAGAGATTGACGGCAAAGAACTTAACATTGAAGATGTTGTAGATATAATTTACAATATGTTACAAAACAACTACAAACCGAAGTCACTAACAGTAACAGATTATATTGAGAACTGCAAGACACATTTCGATGTTGTAGTCACAAAATAAAAAACAGTATGCAAAAACCTGTATAAAAACTAAGGAGAAAAAAGAATGAATATTTTAATTTTATTTATTGAAATTGTTGTAGTTTTTGGAGTTTTACTTTTAAGCAAAAAACTCTTTGGAAAAGTAGGCGTAATTTCTTGGGTAGGAATTGCGACAGTGTTGGCAAACATTATAACGGCTAAAAATGTAGACATAGGCGGATTAAGTGTTGCAATTGGAACAGTGTTATTTGCAAGCACATTTCTTGCAACAGACATTTTATCAGAATGCTATTCAAAAAAAGATGCAAAAAAAGCAGTCTATATCGGTTTATTTTCAAACATCATTTTAATTGTATCAACACAAATTGCGCTGTGGTATATACCGAGCAAATTCGATTATGCACAAGAAGCAATGAAAACATTATTCTCTTTAAATTTGAGAATTAGCATTGCAAGTGCAGTAATGTATTTTATTTCTAATATTGCAGACATCTTTATTTTTAATAAAATTAAAGATAAAATGAACGGCAGACACCTATGGATAAGAAACAATGTTTCTACTATTATTTGCAACTGCATTGAAAACTTTTTCTTTATAGGCTTGGCATTTTGGGGCATTTACGATTTTAAAACAATACTAATTATTGCAGGAAGCACAAGCGTGATTGAAACGGTTGTTGCAATTCTTGATACTCCGTTCTTATATATGGCAAGGAAGATTAAACACGGTGATGAAATTGAGCAGTTATGAAATTATCGGTTTATGTGGCACTATTTTTATCTTAATTGCGTTTTTATTTAACAGTGAAAAAAAGATACGCATATTTGACGGCATAGGAGCGATTTTATTCATAATATACGGCTGTTTAATAGGTTCTTGGAGTAATGTCATATTGAATGGCGTTTTGGTTGTTATACAGGCTGTTAAATTGATAAAATTAAAAAAGTGAGTTGATTAAATGGCAAAAAGCAAAGTTGAATATTGGTTAACAGACGAGGGCTTAACTTTACTAAAAGGTTGGGCGAGAGACGGCTTAACCGATGAACAAATTGCTTATAATATGCATATCAATCCTTCAACGCTTTATGATTACAAAAAAAAGTATCCCAAGATTTCCGAGTCCCTAAAAGTAAATAAAGAGATTGCCGACTATGAAGTTGCAGGCGCGTTGTATGAAAGCACAAAAGACAGATATATCACCGTTAAAACGCCGATAAAGGTTAGAGAAGAGGTAGTAAACGAACAAGGCGTAAAAAAAGTGCGTGAGCGAATAGAAATCGTCGATAAGCAAATCTTTGTACCTGCAAGCACAACAGCACAGATTTATTGGCTTAATAACCGTCAGCCCGATGTATGGCGACAAAAACACAAAACAGAATTGAAAAAGATTGAAGCCGAAACGGAATTAACAAAGGCAAAGACAACTATTTTGAACAGCGGTGAGGATAACCCTGCTATTGAAACATTAACGGCAATATTAAAGGAATTGCGAAAAAATGCAACTAACGAAAAAACAGAATGAATACATAAGAAACGCAAACGCACGGTGGAACCTGAAAATTGGGGCAGTGCGAAGCGGTAAATCTTATGTTGATATCGCATTTGTAATTCTTGACCGTATAACAGCCTTAAAAGACAAACAAGGGCTGAATGTTATTCTCGGAGTATCAAAAGAAACGATTGAGCGAAATGTGTTGCAACCTATGAGGGAAATATACACCAGCGAGATTGTCGGAGAGATTGACAGCCGAAACAAAGTGAAAATTGCGGGCATTCCTGTTTATTGTCTTGGCGCAGAAAAGAAATCACAGATTGCAAAAATCCTCGGTTCTTCAATCAAGTATTGTTACGGTGATGAGATTGCAAAGTGGAGCAAAGGCGTATTTGATATATTAAAGTCAAGACTTGATAAGCCTTATTCCTGCTTTGATGGTTCCTGTAACCCTGAATATCCGTCACATTGGCTAAAAGAGTTTATAGACAATCCGAACATCAATTCTTATGTGCAGAAATACACTCTGTTCGATAATCCTACATTAAGTCAAGAATTTGTTGACAATCTTTGTACCGAGTATGAGGGCACAGTGTTCTATAAACGGCTTGTATTAGGCGAATGGGCTATTGCAGAGGGATTAATATATCCGCATTATGAAAAAGCCTTAAAAGAGCCACCAAAGGACGAAAACGGCAACATAAAGAAAGCAGAGCGATATGTATTGAGTATTGACTACGGTACGATGAATGCCTTTGCTTGCCTGCTATGGGGAAGATATGGCAATGTTTGGTACGCATTGGACGGATATTATTATTCGGGCAGAGAAAAAGGCGTAACACTGACCGATGAAGAATACGCAGACGAAATACAAAAGCAGTTTGGAGATTATGGAAACATTAAAACTATAATTGACCCGTCAGCGGCTTCAATGATTGCTTGTTTGCGTAAGCGAGGATATTCCATTGTTAAGGCTGACAACGATGTTATGAACGGCATACAGGAAACAGGAACGGCAATTCACAAAGACCGCATAAAAATAAACCCTGCAATCAAAGAATGGAAACAAGAGGCGGCAGGTTATGCGTGGGATGAAACAGCAGACGATAGACCAATTAAGGTAAACGACCATTATATGGACGCAACACGGTATTTCGTGAAAACGGCAAAAGTAAACGCAGAGCGAAAAGAATACAAATCTATTTGGTAAGAGCAGGTTTCGGCTTGCTCTTTTTTCTTGCATAAATAAAAATGCTATGTTATAATGAGTGAAGAAATAAATCGGGGGATAAATAAATGAAAACATTTCAAGATTTGCAAGCGGTAAGAGACACGGACAAAGAACGAATGGAATTTGTGCGCACTGTTATTAATGAACACAAAACAGGCGAGTTATACAAGTGGGCTTCTATCGGCTACGATTATTGGAGAAAAAGAAACACTACAATATTGAATTTTAAAAAGTTGCTATACAAAGCGACAGGCGAAGCGATTGAGGATATTTGGGGCGCCAACTACAAAATGGCTTGCGGACATTTTAACCGATTTGTGACGCAGGAAGTGCAATTCTTACTTGGTAACGGTATTAAGTGGAAAAACAAAGCATACAGAGATGTTGAGTACACGGACGAAAACGGAGAAATACAGACCGAAAAAGAAATGTATTATCCGTCAGCGGAAAAACTCGGAACAAAGCAATATCCGATTGACACACAGGTAAACAAAGGCGCAACGGCGGCGAAATGGGGGACTGCATCATTCGGATTTTGGAATAAAGACCATATAGAGTTTTTTACAGCGCTTGAATTTGCGCCGCTGCTTGATGAAGAAACAGGGGCAATTCGTTCGGGCGTTAGGTTTTGGCAAATTGACAGTTCAAAGCCGTTAAGGGCGACATTGTATGAAGAAGACGGATATACTGATATGATGTTCTACACGGATGCTGAATTCAGACCGAGCGCAGAATGGCAGATTGTAGAACAGGGATTAGCGAAGAAAAACAAACAGCCGTATTTAATCAAAGTGACAGGCGACAGCAAAGACAGAGCCGACAGCACGGAGATTATGCAGGGAGAGAATTATCCGTTCTTCCCGATTGTACCGTTATGGGCAAACAAAATGCACCAAGGCTTGATTGTAGGAATGAGAGCGGATTTTGATTGTTACGACTTAATCAAAAGTGGTTTTGCAAACAATGTAGATGAAGCAAGCATTTTTTATTGGACGCTTCAAAACGCAGGCGGCATGGAAGATGTTGATTTGCAGAAGTTTATTGAGCAAATGAAAACACTTCATGCAACCGATTTGCCAGATGGAGTGACTGCACAGGCAAACACATTAGAAGCACCGTATAACAGCCGTGAAGCGTTACTTGATAGATTAGATAAAGACTTATACCGTGACGCAATGGCGCTTGATGTGGATAACATTGCAAACGGAGCAATAAATGAAACACAGTTAAAAGCGGCCTATGAACCATTAAACGAAAAGACGGATGATTTTGAGTATTGCGTATTAGAATTCATTGACCGTATTTTGGAACTTGCAGGAATTGATGATGAAGCAACATTTGAGCGGTCTATGATTTCAAATCAGGCAGAGAATATTCAAGTATTATTGCAGGCAGGCGGAACGCTCCCGACAGATTATGTTGCAGAAAAAATCATATATGCACTCGGAGACGGCGACAAAGCAGGGAGCATTATTGCGGATATGCACAGAGAAGAATTGAACCGATACACAAACGAAACATTTGAAACAGAAGCGGAAACCGAAGAAATTTAAACGTTAAGGCGGCAAAATGGCACGAAAAAGGCTGAACAATAAAAGAATAGAGAAAAGATTGAAACGGCTTGAAAAAGAGGTTGCAAGCATTTATTCTGCAAAGGAACTGCAAAAAAAGTGGGATAAATGGGCGAAAGAAACAGAACCGAAAATTGCCGAAGCACAAAAGCAGTATGATGAAGCGATAGAAAACGGTGAGGGAATCCGTGAAGCAAAAGAAAATCTTGAAAATGAAAAGATAAAGCAAACGAACACAAAGGCATATAAAGCACTTGTGACGGCTTCACTCTTATTATTAGTTGCGCAAAATCAAAAAGCGGTTGATGTTGCAAACGAAACTATGCCTGAATTTTATTCAATGGCTTATAACGGAATGGCGGCGGCGATTACGAAAAGCGCAAAGGCAATCGGCGTAAAAACATCTTTTGATTTGGTTGACAAAAAGACCGTTCAATATTTGCGGAGAAACAAGAAATTGTTATTGCCGAAAAAAGACCTTGACCCTGTCAAAGATAAACCGTGGAACGCTAAAAAGATAAACGCGCAGGTATTGCAAGGAATAAAAAAGGGCGAGGATATTCCGACAATTGCAAAGCGTATTCAGAATGTGGAAGAAATGAATGAAGCCGCTTCAATCCGCACAGCGAGAACAATGTGCACAGGGTGCGAAAATAAAGGCAGAATGGATATGATGCACGAAGCGCAGGAAATGGGGCTTATACTCAAAAAAGTGTGGCTATCAACGGATGATGACAGGACAAGAGACTGGCACAGACCCGAAGATTTTAACGAATTGGAAATAGATGTTGATGAGCCGTTCCACAATACGCTCGGCGACATAATGTATCCAGGCGACCCCGAAGCAGACCCAGCGAATGTGTATAACTGCCGATGTACTCTTACATATGAGGTGGTGGGTTATAATGGATGAAGTCATTTTTAAAGATTATAGCGACCAGATTTTAAAAGCGACAAAAAAACAAATTAATGCACTTCTTGAGTCGTGGGGAATGCAGGGCGAAAAATTCGCAAAAGAAGAAGTACCTACTGATACAAGCAGACTAAAAAACAGTATAACACACACGGTGGAAGATAATTTTGCGGTAATTGGAACGAATGTTGAATACGCACCTTATGTTGAGGATAACGACAAGGCAAAGCATGAAAACGGCAATGCCCATTTTATGCGAAATGCCGTTACTCAACACAATGATGAATACAAGCAAAAAGCAGAGATGATACTCGGTGAGATTAAATAGGCAAGCTTCGGCTTGCTTATTTTTTTGCAAAAAGTTAAAAAATGTGAAAAAAAGGCTTGACTTTTGATAATTTTTTTGATAAAATAGATACATAAGATAAAGAAAGGAACGGCGAAAGCCAAAAGGTAAATGAAAATGAAAAAGATTTTAGATTGGTTAAAAGGTTGCGGATATAGTGAAGCGGAAGCAATCAAAGAAGCAGAAGCAATGATTAAGTATCACACAACAGGATTTGACGCAGTATCAAGAGAATATGCAATTGAAATGATTGTTGAAGATATTGAATGCGGTTGGTAAAATATAAAGATGTTGTGCTATCAGACCATAAAGCGGGCAGAAAGGAAAGCATTATGACAAAGGCAGAACAAATTAAATGGTTGCAAGGAATTGAATGTAGGCTGTATTATGAACTTGACGGACAGCATTTAGTTGATGTTGATAAGAAGAATAAATATAACAGAGTAAATGCGCTTCTTGTTAAGATGATAAATAAATATGAAAATTAAAGTAGGCTTTCGGGCTTGCTTTTTTCTTTTATATATGTTAAAATCAATTTATGAACTTGACAGAGAAGCAGAAAAATGTTAAAATAGAACTAACCGAAAAGCAGTTGCAGGCAATTCACCGTGTGCTGGAAAAAGGCGACAGGATTGAACTCATTCCAAACAAAGACGGAGTGCGATTGCTTGAGGTTAAGAGAAGAAATATTAAAACAAGTTAGGTTGCTAAACTTTTTTCATATTTTTATTCTTCTTTGTGAAATTCAAGCGTGTCCTACTGACCAGGGCGCACAGTGACAGCCTGATGAATTACCTTTCATTTTTTTAATATGGTCATTCGTCCAGAATGACAAATCGCTCTAAATGTGGAGCGACAAAACCGAGAGTGGTTAAGTTATTCGAGATACCGAATAACTAACCGCTCTTTTTTGTAAACAAGCCCGAAGCACAGGGCTGAAAATAAAACAATCTAATCACAAAGCACAGTGAACGAAGCAAAGGAGATTGAACAAATGGCACGAATTACACGGAAGTTTTTAAAGGCGTTAGGCATTGAAGATGAAAATGTGCAAGACCAACTCGTAAGCGCATATCGTGAAGAAATTGACACGATTACGGAAGAAAGGGACAAGTACAAAGAAGATGCCGAAAAGTTACCGAAAGTTGAAAAAGAGCGTGACGCCTTAAAGGCTCAACTCGATGAGAACGGCGAAAATCCGTTTGAGAAAAAGTATAATGACGAGCATAAAGCGTTTGAAGCCTACAAGGCAGATGTTACGGCTAAAGAAACAAAAAGGGCGAAAAAGCATGAATACAAGGCTCTTTTGAAAGAAGCAGGGGTAAATGAAAAACGCATTGAAAGTGTGTTGAAAGTCACCAATCTTGATGATGTTGAACTTGATGAGAACGGCAAAATCAAAGACCGTGACAAACTAAAAGAAAACATCAAAACCGAGTGGGCTGATTTTCTTGTTGAAACTTCGGTGCAGGGTGCAAAAACAGCAACACCGCCGACAAGCACGGGCGGAAAACAAACAATGACGGTTAAAGAAATCAGGGCAATCAAAGACCCTGCGGAAAGGCACAAAGCAATGGCAGAAA